CTACCTCCCTGAGGGTCTGATACTACCTGCCATATCTTTAACGGTGTGAGAGCCTGTATAGACTCACCTTCAGGTATCCTATCAACATATGCTAAAATCTGTGGACCTGAAGCGATACCCATATTATTACTTAGCGCACGTGCTGAGGCATTAACTAGTCTAGCATGAGGTTGTACTAGCATTGCTACACTCTTACCCCAGAAGCTTCCTGGGACTTTCCGATATGATGCTGCATAGTAAGGTCGCTTACCTTCAACATCCATATTAGGTACTGCTTTAATAACATGGTTCCCAATTAATATTGCATCAATGTCTATCTCACGATATCTATCAATAGGAGCTGGCATTCCGTGCTCATCTAAATCAGAAGTAATGTACCCTTGGCTCTGTAATACATCAACCGAATAACCCCAGTCTAACATCTTATCCACTGAAACAGGTCCTAGAAATCTTAGTCCATATAAAGAACCGTCTTGTCCTGAGAAGTCCGTTGAATGATTCTCTGAGTACCGCCTTGTGCTGTCAACATTAGATTGCCAATCAGCAAAACCTCTACTATCAAGTTCCTGCAACACTTTAAAAATATTCTCATCACTATATCCTGGCTTACCGACACAGTTATATACCTCAGAGCGACTAAGTTTTAATCTTTCAATCATACTCCCATTATGCACAGAAGTTTGTTCAGGAGATGGATATACATCAAATGGACTTACCCTTGTATCCTTAGCTACTAGTTCCTCATTACGTTCCATAGTAATCTTACCATCGACCGTAGTCACTGACATACTAACCTGTGTCTCATATGTAGTCTTGATGAATGCTGTTGGGAATGTAACTAAATCTGTAATAAAGTCTTCTAGAGTAGGAAACCATCCACTCTGTTCAAGCTGGTCAGAAACCTTCTGTTCCATCCGTTCAGCTCTCTTAGCACTCTCTTTGTTGAATGCTTTCTTAGTCTTGGCTACTTCCATATCGGTAATGTCTTTAACTAAGTCTGGTGTTGCTACCTCACCATCTGGTCCGGTTGGTAATCCAGTTTCCTCATCCTTAGGAGCATTCTGGGAGATAGAGCTCTTAACCTTAGTCTCAATCTTTTCTCGTAAGTGAGCTGGTAAATCGGGAACTGGTGTGCTCTTAAAAGAAAATGCCTTATCACCTGGTGGATTCAATACCGATAGTAACCAACTTGCTCCGGCATTACACTGCATACTTGTTAGTGGAATGTATATGTCAGAACCGCCTTGCCCACGTATAGCTTTAATGGTATTCGGGTCATACTCTCCATTGACTGCTTCCTGTAGTCGCATCATCTGTTGTTCTATACGGACACGGTCATCTTTATTCTCAGACCAGACTTGTGAAATATGTGAGGCTAGTCTATCCATTTGAACAGCAGGTGATTCATCGTCTTCTTGGCTCTTCTGGTAATGTTCCCGTAGGGCATCACCGTGAGGCCGTGTAACCTCATTGTCATCTTTATTAGGTGTTAGTGTGATACCCATATATTATTCCTATTTGTTGTCTCTATAAAATCCCATGAATTCAGATGAGATTGTTGTACTATTATCCGATACATCTTCAATCTGTACTTTGAAATCACATTTCTCTTGGAATACAAAGTATCCGCTATTCTCAAAGAGGTAAGGTGAAGACTCGGTAATCTCAACATCTCGTTGTGCTATAAAGGGAGCATCCGGTTTATCTTCTCTAACCCTAATTGTTACATTAGCTGAACCTGCTGCACCACTCAATCTACTCATAGTAATGTTTCCCTTCTTAACAAAGAGAGTTTTACCTGCTGGAACTGTATCTGCCATGATTACCGTAGTTGATTTCCCGGATGGCATAACAGCAAATATATTTGCAGTGGTAGTTGTGTGTCTTAGTGTTAATTCACCCTCATTATGTCCGGAGGAACCTACTGTAACTACCCTCATTCTAGAGCATCTAGAGTATAGTTCTGGTCCAATAGTAACTGGTGTAGTTCCATTAAGTGTTACGATTACATCATCTTGTAACTCTTTACCACCATTCAGCAACTTAGTGATACGAACTGTTCTGGCACCAGTACCACCATCTGTGTCATTAGGCGAACTAGAGAATATCTCTAATGTCTCAGGTGCACCTAAAGGGTGCCCTGTATACAGCCCACCACCATTCCATAAGTCTACTGGAGGATCACTAGTCCCAATATCAGATAACCTACCATACTTATCCGTAATAGTAATACCTTCCTGGTAACCTAGAACATGTGACAGTTCCATATCAGCGATGATAATTACTTCATCTGCCATGACTAGTACTCCATATTATCGGTATAGTCATTATCTTTAGGCATATGGTAGCTGTCAGTAGACTCTGCTTGTTTCTTAGTAGGTACATTGTCCTCAGACATAGGACCCTTGAATCTCACCCCTGAGCGTCTGTGTTGGCGTTCGTAGTCAGCCTTATCACAGTACCCCATACGTCTGTAATCTTCGTCTGTGTATTCCATAGTATACATCATCATATCATTTCACCTTGTTCTTCAATTTAAACATGCCGTTCTTTCTGGCTTCACCGCCACCAAAAGCGAATGTCATCCACTTCCAAGTAAAGGCACGAAACCATCTACCACATTCATCTTTAAGGATAGTACTTAGTACAGTAGAAGCTTGTATGTTGGTGCAAGGTGTACCGTCATCCCATATCCCTGTATCACACAGTTTATCATGAACCATCCAGCTCGTATTACATACATCAAAAGCACCAGTTGCTCCATCACTCTTGTATCCTTCTGGTACTGTTACGAACTTATCATACTCACTACTGTAGTACTCTATTCTATTTTGATTAGTATAGTATCCCTTCTTATGTCCAAACATCTATGTCCATCCTGCTGATTGATTAGGTAAAACACGTCTTGCTCGTGCCTTAGGTTTCATACTTACAATACTGTCCCCATAAAATGTACAGGCAAAAGCATCTGCTATGTCAGGTGAGTCTAACCCCCTACTCTTCATACTTCGCTTTGTCTCTAATTGTATCTGGAGTTTCTCTGTATACCCGTACGTCTGCTGTCTCAGTTCACGTATGAGCCGTTCATCGTAAGGAATCGTACCACCTTCCTTAAGCCAATCTCTCAACTTACCCCAAATCTCTGCTCTCGTATTAGCATACATACGTTTGTCAAATGCTGTAGTTCCAAAACTAACCGCAGTAACAGGTAGGCCCAATTGCTTGAGCCTATCATATACACCAGCTCCTAGACCTGTGGCATCAACATATATGTGAGAAGCTTGCTCATTCATATAAGCTTCTGCAACTTTCCCTGCTAATTCCATCAAGTCTGATAACTGATAAGAACCGACAATCTCGCTACGGGGACCCTGTCTCAATACTATGACTGAGTCATCTCCCCCACCTCTGCTAACATCCACCCCTAAAATTTTTGGATAATTTATAAAATTCATAGGTTCGGCTTCGTTACTAGCAGCTAGATTAATCACCTCCTCATCAATGAGCTGGTCGGACGCAGCTCTTGGAAATACTCCACGGACACGGACTCTCATATAATCAGAGTCTTCACCATAATCTTTGGACCATTCTGCAATCTTATCCTTATCGGTCATCATTGCTGAACGGCTATCTATCTGTCTGGAGTCCCATCTGTCAGCGAACTTTCCCCAGCACTCTTTAAATCTTCCTGTATTCTTAGTTGGGTTACCAAAACAATGCCACTGTGAGTTAGCATCTGTCATCGAACCCTCAGATGTTTCCCATATGTTATCAGGGATAGCACTTGCCTCATCAAATATAACCAGGTTAGCATCACTATGTAATCCAGCAAATCCCTCAGGAGTTTTCTCACTGTTGCTTAGAGCATCTACACCCCAGGTTGCCTTGTAGTCTACATGGAATATACGATTAGAAGTCTGCTCAAACCAATGCCCATTAATCATCCTACTACGCCATAGAGCTAACTCTCGCCATGTAGCTTTTTCTAGCTGTGGCCATGTATTTGCTGTGATACGACCACCACAATGTGGGTGTGTCGAGATATGCCATAGAATGATAAAGGCAGTCATAGCACTTTTACCAATACCTAACCGTGCCCAGACGAAGTGGAATACTGTAGTCGGAAATCGTCTGGGCGAGCTTTTATCCTCGTGCCCATGCTTGATAGATAATCGGATTGCCATTTATCTGGCCCACTAAACTTCTCCAATGGGGTTCCTTTCTCACCCCAAGGAAACGCCCATAATACGAAACCAAGTGGGTCATCTACGAATGTAGCTACCTTCTTGGCTAGAGCTAATTCAAATTGTTGTTTGTTCATAACTATCCTTTACGCTTATCTCTCTCGGCTAATTCTCTGTTGGTTGCTAATCTAATCTGACGTTTAGCCCACTCATAGGCACTGTTGGCTTTACGCATACTAGCTTTTTTAGTTCTTTTCATAGTATTCCTAATAAGTGCTAGGTGTTTATACTGTCCTAGCCCAGCCCTTGTCGGAGGAAATAGGCAGGTATCTAACCTCCTATCCGACCCACACTATGGCGTAACGTATACGACCCTAGGTGTGTTTGGTCACCGTGTAAGAGAGTCTAACTCCTATCCAGTAGCTTGTGGCCACCTTAGAACATCCACCGTGTTTATACATCACCCTAAGTAAGGGTGGACTGAACGGCAACTATATCTTCAGCCTGTCCAGAATTATCTTCTAAAATAATTGGTGTAACATCGATAACATCAGGATTAGGGAGGGAAGTACGATTAGATGCACTGTTAAGAATTGCTTCATAATCAACTTTCTCAGTTACTTCCAGCTTATTACTAATTCTTGCATCTACGTCTGTATGGTATGAGATGTCATGTAGGAGCCGAACAGCCTGGGCATAAGCACCTTTCCTTTTGGTTTCCTCAAATAAGGCAACCTGCTGTCCTAGCACCCATGCTGCATCAATGTTAAGGGCTTCACAAGCATCCTCTTGGATATGTGTCTGAAGAGCTAGTGCTTTCTGTGTATAGACCCTTCTATACTTCCTATCCAACTCACTTCTAACCATAGGAGCTGTAGTTGAGCCATCCCAACTATCGTAATTCAAATCATATCCAGCCCTAATCAGAGCGTAGGTAATGGAAGTTGTTGGTTCTGTAGCAAATATAACTGCTAGATTTCTCTGTCTCTCACTAATTCGAACTAACTTACCTTTCCCAACATGGAATGTATTATTCGCAGCAGTATACTTCTTTCCATTATCAGGTGGTATTACGTCTACATCAATTAACTTCTTTAGGAAAGTTTTAGTGGAGGTAGTCATTCCTGGCTTAATCACACTCTCATCCATAGATTCCTCCTAGTAGGTGTTAGTAGATGCTGCGTACGCAGAACACTTCTGCTTCGCAGTTAATTATTAGTTGTTTGTTTTATTTTATATTAAAATAAATAAAACCCTATTTGTTCTCAGCCCTACTCTCTTTGAGAGGCTACTGAGTAGCTGCTAGTATTCTAGCTTATACTAGTATATACGATTGAAAACGGAAAAAGTGGTAGTGTATTTATTTGACATTAAGTATGTTCTGTAAGTTATTGATTGTTAATACCCGTATAGACTCCTACGGAGTGGCTACATCTCCGCTGATCCACTGAGTATTTTATAAAATTATATATATATATATATTTTAACTCTCTTCTTTTTATACATCCTAGAATGTTTCCGAGGTGTACTGCTTCGCAGTAAGACTCGGCAGATACCCTCTCTCTTATTTTTTTTTTTAATATAAGAGTAGGAGGATAAACCACTGAGTACAATCTATCATTCTTTTATACATAACAACTTGTTCCGGCGTAGACGCTACTACTCCGTAGGAGTTGTCCTCCGACTGCTGCTCCGCAGAGGGGGATAGGCTATGTCCCGAGACGAACTACGGCGTAGACGTAGTGTGGTGCACACAGTAGAGTAATACCCGAGTAGAATGTATGGGAATTATCTAAAATTTTATAGTAGGTAACTAGGGGTGCAGAATATACACCCGCCCCTCTAGAAATCCCAAGGGGGTGGGGCCTCCCTATGCGCCTTCGTCGGCATATGCTAGGGAATATTTCCTTCGCTTGACTTCCAAGGATTTCCATGAGACTATAGAACCACACTAAGGAAACAGCCAAGTAGCTACAAGCTTCTCTAAGCCTTCCTTAGGTACGGACAAGGCACACCCAGTAGGGTAGCCTAGGTGACATGGAGAAAGTGGTGCAGCGAGGCCCTTAGGTGGGTTTAAACACACCAACCGAGGTAAACTCAACCTCCCTTGACTACTTTCCAAAAGTCCTCCATAATAAAATCACACTCAGGAAACTAAGTGTACCACTGCTGCGAAGCAGAGTTCTTGACCAGTCGGTCATAAGTCATCTATCAAGAAGTCGCATACACGGGACCAGAGACGATGAAGGAAACAGCTAGACATGATGTCAGAGAAGGCTGCTACCTAGTTAGCGAATCATAAGGCGTGTCTTACCCTTCAAGTTCAAGTCTAACGGCCAATCAATAAGTGTGGTGAAACCAGTGAAAGAGTCCAAGGGTTCTGTAGCTGGTGTAAGAAATCTGACTGTACGTAGGTGCTCTTTGTACTCCTGAGTTATGATTGAATAGGCCAGAGGATGAGCATTTGAGTCAAGGTCGGGAAGCAATCTATAGCGACTAACACCACTCTACTTAACACTTACACTGTATAAGATAGTTTTAGTTCTACCCCAGCTAGTAAGGCGGATGTACATTTACTTGTAAATGGTCCCTTGACATCTCAACCCGATATCTGGAAAGATTTTAAAGGGTTTTTGATAAGAGAGCCTTTCAAAATCAACTAACACAAAGGGTAGTACCATGGTAAACTTAGAAGATATATTTAAAGAGCTCCACGAGAATCCACCTAATCCGTTCAATCCTGGATATAAGTCATATGCTAAACATATAAGGAATGAAACTTATAAGTCTTTAGAGGCTGAAGGGTGGTATGAGAAGTATACACTTAAACAACGTCAAGAGTCTAACCTGTTTCGTATTAGATATGATGAATTGATGTTGAAATATGAATCTTGAACTATTAGATACTGAGGATAAGAAGATGAACTATAAACACATTATTGCAGCACTGATACTGTCTGCTGTCATGTACGGTATGATTGGGGAATGTGCTCAGTCTATTGAGGTGGGTAAGGCTAACATGATGGCTAGTGTAGAGCGTATGCAAGAGTAACTATTTCAACTAAGTACAAGAGGGTAAGATAATGGCTAGTGATATACATATTATAAGCTGTTGTAATAAAGAGACAAATGAGAGGATGAAGCTATGTGCTTTTGAAGACTTGTGGGGAAATGTAATTTTCCACTTCTTCTCTTATACATACTCAGACAGTGAGATTATATCTGCTGTGTCTAACAACATTGTTGAAGATAATTCAGAGAAGTATCCTTGCATCTGCTATGATGCTGTGGGGTATTGTGGATGATAGAGATAGTAACAGATAAGGATTTAGGATATGCTGTAGACACAGATACAGGAGAGATTTTACATAACTTTCCTATATCACATACAGTTAAGAAAAGACCAGCTCAGCTTATTATACAATCAGACACTATTCTTAGATATAGTTATTCAACTCCATCTACAGCTATCAAACTGCTTAACACAGCTTGTCACTTTGTCTATAAAGATAATAAGGTTGATAAGAGTTGGAAATATCTACAGGAGATTACTAAGTTAACTGATAAGCAGATGAAGACAGCTAAGTCATATCTGGTTAAACATAAGGATGTTGTAGAAGTAGGTAAGGAAATTCTTATAAACCCGTATTATGTATGGAAGGGTTCTACAGCAGTTCGTGACAATGCTATGGCTGGCTGGGAACTAGGTAAATATGTACCAATTTAGTTAATTAGGCCCATATTGGGACCACCCTATTTTTGGAGGCTATATATACCAACGCTTCCAGACAACCCCATCCTAGCTATAGTATATATAGGCAACTCAAAGAGGAAAAGATGATGTACCAATTAATGAAAGTGATAGAGAGTGATGAAGTTGTTACAAGTGGTGAGACTACGAACAAGATTAAGCACCTTAAACGTAGACTTAGTAAGATGCGTAGGGGTTGGATTAAAACTGTAGGTGAGTTCCCTGAGCGTATCATCAGTGCTAGAGGGTTCAGTCGTGAAGGTATGGAAGCTATACAAGCCATGAATGTGGAGGCTTTATGAAGACTAGGGTAGAGTACGAAGTCGAGCGAGAGGATACATGTGAGCGTCTTAGGAGTGAGATTGTATTGACAGGTAAGGGATGTAAGCTGTCTGAATGCGATAGCTGTCTATATTCACCTATAAATATGGATGTGTATATTACTTACCAACAATGGAGTGAAGATACTAATGGAAACTAAGTATATTATCGAAGGACTAAAAGGATTAGGCTTAGAGCATGTCAAGGATATCAACGAGTTCTTTGACAGCGAGGATATGGTAGGTGTTTGGTTCTCAGGTGAACAGGCTGTCGATATGTTGGAAGTTTATAACCCCTACTGGGACGAGACTAGCAGTGGTTATACCATATGGTTAGATGGACTTCTAGCGCCTATAGAGCGATTCTTAGATGCTTCTGGATGGTATTGGGAACCTTACGATTCAGGTACTATACACGCCTATCCTATGGAGGATTGATTATGGCTACCCTATTGGCTTTATGTATTGCTATTGGACACGTTGTATATCTCCTAGAAGAGAAGCTATCCCAGATATGCGAAGAAGCTGATAGGAAACAGCATGAGAAGAAATCTGTAAGAGTGTGTAAGTTTGATTGATATGTATGTTGAATGACAGTTGGAGTACACTTATGAATTTACAAGATGTGTTAGCTGAACACAAATTATGGTTGGATACTAAGGGTAATAGTGGTAAACGTGCTAACTTAATAGGTGCTGAGTTAATAAATACTAATTTAAGCGGTGCTAATTTAAGCTACGCTAATTTAATAGATGCTAATTTAGAAGGTGCTAATTTAAGAGGTGCTAATTTAATAGGTGTTGATTTAAGTAGAGCTAATTTAAGAGGTGTTGATTTAAGGTATGCTATCCTAAGTTATGCTGATTTAGAAGGTGCTAACTTAAGAGGTGCTAACTTAATAGGTGCTAACTTAAGAGGTGCTAATTTAGTAGGTGCTAATTTAATAGGTGTTGATTTAATAGGTGTTGATTTATCAGGTTATGATTTATTTAATACTATAGGTGATGGTTCTTATATACAAACAATCCAGACAGGTGAGTATCATATAAACATAACAGATACTAATATACAAATAGGTTGTAAGAACTATTCTAAGAGCGAGTGGATGGCATTTACAGATAAAGAAATTTTAGAAATGGATGGTCGTAAGGCTTTAACATTCTGGAAGAAGTGGAAAAACATATTGAAACTAGCTATTGAAGATACAGGGGAATAACAATGATATCATACGAAATTAAAGCTAAAGGCCGTGCCGATAAGATTTTACCTATGAGTAATCTTAAGGAGTTGAGTGCATATCTGAAAGATTGTAGAGTTAAGCGTAACCTAGTTACAGAGTTAACTGTTACAACTGAACCTAACTATTTTAAGACTAGTCAAGGAGTTTAAGATGAGTAAGTTTAAAGTAGGTGATATATTAGTTGGTAATGTGGGCAGCCCTTATGTTTTTACTGGGGCTGGTTCTATAGTTGAGGTTGTTGACTTGCTACCAGATATGGAGATATGTCTAACAGTGAAGGTATACTATATACATTGTGATGCTCTCACTTTTATGGAGAAGAAACAAGCCTATGATACTCTCCTATATGTACAAGAAGAGTACTTCACATTATATGATGATATACTAGTTGAAGGGGTGGAGGATGAACCAAGTTAAGAAAGCTTTTATTTATATATTCATTATGTACCTATCTATATTACTAGGTTTATTCTTCCTAGGATATTCATCTGGTGTAATGGTAGATGATATCACTAAACTAGGTACTATATCTTTCAAGTTTGATAAGAATAACCTAGTAACTTTTGAAAGAGTAATTTATAAAGTACGTCATCAGTGTGTAATGATAAGTGAGAAGCAAGGACTACGTGTTTTTGTAGAATGTACTGTTGTCAATGACAGTGAAGGTGGTTGTCAGTTCAATGGGACATACTGTAAAGGGTATCATCCAGACACATATCGTCCTATGAGTAAGATAAAAATTTAAGAGTATGAGGAAAGTATTATGAACATTAAAGGGTGGTCTATAGAAGAGACTATGGAGCTGTTCGTTGATATCTTTGATTATGATAAGAACTACCTCCAGGAGGCTACTGAGTATATCAACAACGGTGCTGAGGACTTATCATATCTTTAAAATATAGAAGTGTCACATCCTGAATAAAACTTACATTATTAAAAATTCCATTAGAGGTATGTTCGATAACCTCTATTAAATAAAACTATAGGGGAATCAACGTGTTAACATATAAAGAGTTAGACGAGTTTAGTATAATGATAAACGAACCTGGTGACATAGTGACAGTTGGTGAATATACTTTCCGTATTAACCCAGATGGTACGTTAGATTGGTTAGATATTGAATCTGAGTCAGAAGAATTTGAATGGGCTGGAGTACACTTATGAATTTACAAGATGTGTTAGCTGAACACAAATTATGGTTGGATACTAAGGGTAATAGTGGTAAACGTGCTAACTTAATAGGTGTTGATTTAATAGGTGTTGATTTATCAGGTTATGATTTATTTAATACTATAGGTGATGGTTCTTATATACAAACAATCCAGACAGGTGAAGGGGAAGGACTTTGAATGGCAAACAAGCAAGAGCACTGCGTAAGATAGCAGCGGAGTACGCAGAAGATCCAGCAGAAACTACTAACATTAATGTACAGGTGAGGACTAGAGAGAGTGGTAAGCGTGTACAGAATGATGATGGTGTGTGGGTTAACGAGCAAGTTCCTGTTGTAACCTATACACAGGTACACCTTAACGGCACAGCACGTCAACAGTATAAGGGTATCAAGAAGGCGTATAAAAGAGGATAAATAATGAGTGGGATTGTACTACAGAAAGTTGAGATAGATGGAAGAACAGTACAACTGTTCCAAGATGAGGCTAGCGGTAAGATTACTGGGTACAGTTTCTCACAGGATAGATACTACGATAACCCACTAGAAGATAATCTCCCTGAAGACTTTAAACCCACTAAGATGGGAATGTCTGAAGAAGAGATGAAGGAGAAGGTTAGGGAGATATGGAACTATCCAACTGCTGACCTAGACGATGGCCTACTTAGAGCTGAAACACTAAAGCGATTTGGTATTAAGGTTGGCTTGAGTGAAGCAGATGGGGAGACACCTAATACTATCCACTTTCCGTACAGGAAGAAAGGTAAGATTATAGGTTATAAGTCTAAGCTAATTAGCCCTAAAAAGTTCTGGTCTGTTGGCCCTATCAAAGACTCTGAGTTGTTCGGATGGAAGGAAGCGGTCCTCAGTGGAAGTAATAAGCTCTATATTACAGAAGGAGAATGCTTTGAACCTAGCTCTGAGGTATTAACAAGAAAGGGTTGGGTTCCATTAGATGAGTTTAAGGGGGAGGATGTACTACAGGTATTAGAGGATGGAAGTAGTGAATTTGTAAAACCTATAGCTAAAGTAGTTAAAGAATACAGTGGTGATATGATTCACTATGAATCTGGAAGCTTCAAGTCCACAACTACGGAGGGACACAAGCTGGTACGTGTTGACAATGGTGGACTTACCAAGGTTAGCAGCACCTCACATATCCATCTACCTATACCTAGAGCTTCGCAGTTCTCTAAAGATGTGGATTGTGACTTAACAGATATTCAAATACAGACATTGGTTATGTTCTCAGCAGATTTTTCTCTGCGTGAAGGTGGAGATATCTATGGATGTTTCTCTAAGGAAAGAAAGATTGAGAGAGCTACTGAGTTACTTGATAGACTAGGTGTTAGATACTCTTCTAACTTGGAATCTAGTGGAATGACTAATTTCTATATACGTAGAGGACAAGGGGTATTATTCCAGAAAGAGTTTGACCAATCTCTCATATTGTCTATGAGTAGGAGACAACTTGTATTATTTCAAAAGGAGTTGGTTCACTGGGATGGCAATAGTGTACCTAATAGAAATCAAGAAGAGTATTCTAGTAAGATATTAGGTAATGCTACTACTGTACAAACCGTGTGCCACCTGTTAGGTTTTACTTCCACAATTATTCGTAGGTCTAACGAGTTGGGTAGTTGGTTCAAAGTGAGTATGTTATACGGAAAGTCTACTTCATCAACTCAGAAAGGATACACTAGGAAGGAGTATAGCGGCACAGTAATGTGTGTAACTGTACCCTCCGGAATGATAATGGTTAGGCAGGATGAATCTATCTCTGTTTCAGGAAACTGTGATACGGCAGCCACATATCAGATGTTGAAGGATAAGAATGCTGGAACTAAGTGGGAGGATATAGAACATGCTGTCATATCTGTACCTAATGGTGCTGGTGCTGCTAAGTCTGCTCTAATGAAGCAAGCGTCTACTATCAAGCGTAAGTTTGATGAGGTTGTACTCCTGTTTGATATGGACGGACCTGGGCAGAAGGCTGCTATTGAAGTTGCGAAGGTGTTACCTAATGTCAAGATTGCAGACATGCCATTGAAGGATGCACGTGAATGTCTTATCAAAGGGAGGCAGAAGGCGTTCTGTAATTCAGTCATATTCAAAGCTGAGAAGCCAAAGAATACAAGGCTATTGTCTATAGACTCTTTGTTTAAGAAGGCGAGAGAGCCTATAGCGCATGGGTATTCATACCCCTGGCCTAGGACAACAGAGCTAACTAGGGGTATACACTTAGGTCAGACAATATACATAACAGCACCAGAGAAGGTAGGCAAGAGCGAGTTATTAAATGCTATAGCAGTACACTGCATGGAAGAACATAACTTAAAGTGCCTATTGATGAAACCTGAAGAGGACCCAGCACACACCGTTAAGATGTTAGCAGGTAAGATAGCAGGTAAGTTTTTCAATGACCCAAATATCCCATTCGATTATGAGGCATATGATAAAGCTACCACTAAGTTAGCAGGTAAGGCTACTATATTGGATGTGTATCAAGACTTATCTTGGGATACTATGCAGGATGACATAAGGTATGCTGCTTCAGAGGGGACTAAGATTGTATTTGTTGACCCACTGACAGCAGCTACCACAGGACTGAGTGCATCTGATGCTAACACTAAGCTACAGGAAATAGCGCAAGGTCTTTCCACAATGTCTAAGGATTTAGGTATCACTATCTTTATCTTTACACATACAAGAAATCCTAAGAGTGGCCTAGCCTTCAATCGTGGTGGACATATCGAGGTAGGTGATATCACAGGAGGTAGGGCTATGGGACGTTCAGCTCATCAAGTGTTTGCCCTACAGTCTAACCAAGACCCTGAGCTTAGCGAGGACGAAAGAAACCTAAGAGAGTTGGTCCTACTTGCTGATAGGAATATAGGTGCAATCGGTACTACCAACTTGTTTTGGGATAAGAACACATCCCTGTTTAATGAAGTTTAATTAATAGGATGAGTACTCATGTATTATAATATAGAGGAACGTATTGGAACAATCAATAAGTTCTACAGCAGCCGTTATGAAGACCTATGGCGCTATGCTATGAACAAATCTAGAGGTGGGGACCATTGGGGTTTATCCAGTGAAGATGATGCAATGGCTGTAGTGCATGAGACATTCATCTACCATATAAATAACCCTGATATGTTCCTAGTTGGCTATGCTTGGAATAAGATTCAACAGATGAGGAAGGACTACATTAGGAAGGAAGGTGAGTACAATGAAGTAGTTAACAGATACAAGGAAGAAGTTGATGTTAACACACAGACTTTCAGTAATACAACTTCAGTTGACCCGATAGAAAAGGTTATGTGGTTTGAAAATCAGGCTTTATTATATGAAGAACTAGATAAGGTAAGTGAGACATCTTCAGTATTTATATATCGATTCTTGAGAGGTGATATGGAAGAGGGTACAGAGCAACGAGATGCTGTAAAGTATTTTAATAGACGTATGGAAAAGAAGTACGGATACACAAAACTTGATAGAGGTAAAGGTAATGAGACTGTTAGCAGTAGAGGACATAAAGATATTGGATGCAACTGTAAAGGAGAGTGCAGGCTACATACTTTCGCCACCTGAGTACTATGGTGTATCGATGATGACATTAGCATTCTACCATATCAAATGGGTAGCTGTTAATCCAGGTGGGCACGTCAATGGATTTAATAAGAAGCCATACTTTAATGGGAGTAACTGGGTTATTCGTGTAAACTATCTTGACACAGAGTGGGGTGGATTTTCACTAGGTCGTTACTCTCTTAAACCAAATGAAAGTTATAATGAAACAATAAAGGAAGTTAATCATGGAAACAACTGAACATGAGGATGTTATGAATTACTGTGAAGAGTTTGGGTATATGTATATGGAAGAGTTTGAGAGAGATGAAGAGGTATACATAACTGAGTTAGACCAAGTGTGGATGGAATCATTTGATGTAGGACAGTACCATGCGTAATACTATAATGGAGTATCTACTTATATTTGGTATAACTATCCTAATTCTAGAGGCTGCTGCTTCTTTCTTCTACCCTAATGCTTTACTGATGTAGGTGTAATATGAAAAAGAATTTGTGGGTAGGGGACTTAGAATCCAATGGATTACTAGACGAGGCTACAGTAATACACTGTGGAGTATTTAAGAATTATCATACAAAGGAGAAGGTATACTTCACTCCGGAGAACATCACAGGACTTATTGCATTCTTAGATACAGTTGATGAACTGATAATACATAATGGTCTAGGGTTTGATAAGAAACTTCTAAAGAAGATATTAGACTACGACTTCAAGGGAAAGATATTTGATACTCTTGTTGCTTCACGAACACTGTCACCTAACCGCAGGTTACCAAAGGAATGCCATAACAAGAGAGCTGGACCTCATAGCTTAGAGGCATGGGGCTATCGGGTAGGTAGAGGCAAGCCTGAGTACGATGAGTGGGAAGAGTATGATGATGAAATGCTACACCGCTGTGATGAAGATGTAGAGATTAATGTACTAGTGTATGATGTAATACAGGCAGAGATGAAGTGTGGTGACTGGACTAAGGCAATGCCTTTAACACAGAAACTATTTGAAATAACTGAGAAGATGCAAGACTATGGCTGGTTAGTTGACCAAGACTGGATGGATGAATGTATCATAACACTTGAAGATGAGTTTGATAAGATTGACAAAGAGGTTATTCCCAGTCTACCTTATATAATTGAAGTGGATTTAAAGAGTACTGAAGTTAAGAAGCCATTCATTAAGTCTGGACATTATAGTTCTCAAATGTTTGAATGGTTTGCGAATACCAGTACATCCTTCTATGATATGATGGATAGGGTTGAATCTAGGGAAGTGGCAGGCCCTTTCTGTAGGGTACTACCAAGGCAAGTTGACCTGACTAGTCGTAAGGAAATGATTGAACTCCTTCTTAATGAAGGGTGGATACCGGATGAATGGAACATAGACAAGAAGACAAAGGAGAGGACTTCACCTAAGTTATCATACAAGGATAAGTTTGTCGGTATTGAAGGGAAGGTAGGTAAACTTGCAGCGAGACGGGTACAAATTAGGCATCGACATTCTCTTATAAAAGGGCTGTACAAACACATTAGACCAGACGGAAGGATAGGCCAACGTGTTACTGGCTTAGCTGTCACTGGGCGGGCTAAGCATTCCGCTATAGTAAACATACCCAACTCAGAGGCTTACTTTGGGAAGGAGCTGAGAAAGATATTTACTGTTCCTGATGGTAAAGTGCTGATAGGAGTTGACTCAGATAGCTGTCAGAACAGGATGCTAGCTGCTAGAGTTAACGACCCTGAATTTACTAAGACTATTCTGGAGGGAACTAAGGAAGGCAAGACAACAATACACTTTGTAAACCAGAGGGTACTTAAGGAGGTAGGGTATGATGTAAGCTATGGTATGTCTAAGAACATTGGTTACGCTTTTAATTTTGGGGCGTCAGATACTAAGTTAGGTAGTATGGTGAGAGGTACTAAGGATGATGGTACTAAGGTTAGAGCTGCACTGTTAAGCGTAAGTGCTGGACTTGAAACACTACTGAACAACTTGAGGGATGGGTGGGAACATACAGCACTTAAGCGTAAAGGTAAGTGGGGTAAGTGGAACTTCTATAACGGTATTCTGAAAGGTTTAGATGGTAGGCCGATACATGTGGAGAGTCCGCATGCATTACTTGTTTACCAATTACAATCTGATGAGGCAATCCTAATGACCTACGCTTACCTGTATCTATACAAATGGTGTAACGAGAAAGGTTGGACGTGGGGTGAGGATTGGGCATATGTAGGTTGGAATCACGATGAATTCCAATGCGAGGTAAATCCAGAGATAGCTGATGAGTTTTCTAAGTTAGCCTCTCGTTCCATAGAATACGCTGGTAAGGTTTTAAAAATTAATATACCCCATATTGGGGATGCAGACCAGGGGAGAACTTGGCTTGACACGCACTGAGTTAGATAATTTTAAAAGTAAATTGTCCTACGATAAGAGCACTGGAAAGGTACTACGCACTTGTGGAATGAAAGAACCTAGGCTAACATCGCATGAGTACTATCAGATACAAGTGGACCTTAAGTTATACTTAGAACATATGTTGGTATGGTTTAAAGATGAAACAAGTTAAAGAAACACCTACGGAAGTAGGAACACAATTCGGAGCAGTATGGGTTTATAATGAAAACATATGGACAAACACTTTCATTGTAGAGGGAAATGAAAGGTATAACTGGTTGGATGTGTATGGTAATACCAGTCACTCTGACTCTTTAGCAAACCTACCTTGGAGTATACCAGGTGTAGAAGTTATTTTTATAATTAATTAGGAGAAGTAAATGAGTTTGAATTCAGGTAAGATGAAAGGCGGTAACGGTGGTAATCGAGTACATCAGAAGCTAATTAAACGTGGTGCCCATATGGCACGTATTGTACAAGTAATTGATATTGGTGTACAAAAGCGTAAGCCATGGAAAGGCACTGAGAAGAAGCCTGTACAGATGATGCGTGTCACCTATGAGTTTCCTAAGGTGTTGATGATGGATGAGGATGGTAAACCTATTAAGGATAAGCCTCGGTGGTTAACTGAGAAGATGCCTTTATATCCATTGAAAGTAGAGAACGCCAAGTCAACCCTACGTATGTCAGTGATAGACCCAGAAGGCGAACTGGAAGGCGACTGGACACAGGTCGGAAACCTACCTGTCATGGTTACAATTACCCATTCTAAAGACGGTAAGTATTCTAACATTGGGAGTGTTAGTGAGATGATGGAAGGGATGGATGTTCCTGAGTTACAGAATCCTGTTAAGATTTTTACTATGGATGAACCAGACCTAGAGGCGTACAATAGCCTACCTGAATTTATACAAGAGGAAATCACTTCTTCATTAGACTTTAATGGCAGTGCATTGGAGAAACTCCTGAACGGTGATGCTGAGGAAGTGGTTAAGGAAGAGCCTGAAGAGGAAGAGTATGAAGTTGATGATGATGTACCTTACTGAGAAGTAGTCTAATAAATACACAAGGAAGTGTTAATCAGGAGTAACTATGAAACTACCTAAGAACATAACTCCATTACTTGACGGAGATTGGGTTGTATATGCAGCCTGTTCTGCTATAGAATACAGGCATGAAGAACGTTACATCGAGATGGCTACCGAAGAAGGTTGGTGGGAAGACGGTATGAACATACCAGACCCATCATTCCAAAGTGTCGTTGATGTATTTGAAGGTAAGGTTAAGGAGATTAAACGGGTATTACGTACTAAGACTAACCCAATTATATTCTTCACTGGACCTAATAACTTCCGTAAGGAAGTAGCTAAGACTAAGGTATACAAGGGTACTCGTAAGGAAGAGAAGCCTTTCTTCTATGAAGACCTTAAAGGTTTGATTGAGTTAAGATATGCAACTAAAGTAGATGATACCTTGGAAGCAGATGACCTAATGTCCATACATCAGACAGAATCACCAGATGACACATGCATTGTCACAGTTGATAAAGATTTGAGACAGGTTAACGGATGGCACTATTCACCGGAAGGTTGGAACTACCCAAGCTTTGGTCCTAAGTACGTTACAGATGAGAACTCTTATATCGAGTTTAAGAATCCCGATAAGAAGGGTAAAGGCATTGTAGGGACTGGGTATCAATTTTTCTGGGCACAGATGTTACTTGGGGATAGTACTGATAACATACCAGGATTACCAGGTCATGGGCCAGCAGCGGTCATGAAACTACTTGAACAATGCAACACCAAAGGTGAGTGCTTTGAAGCTGTTAGAGACGCTTACAGAGATGTATGCTGGATGCCTAATGCGTATATGTTAGAACAAGGACAACTCCTATGGATGGTGAGGGAGATAAAGGACGGTAAACCTGTGATGTGGAGTATCCCGAATGCACCAAGTTAAAAATATACAGGGAGAGAGACTAGATACTAAACCTCCCAATCAAAACTGTAGAACTTGTAAGTACTCGCATGGTAGATTATGTATAGAGTACGGAGCATTGATACAGACCAATGGACATACACCTAACTATTGTAAAGGTTGGGTTAGGAAGGATACAGATAATGAACGGGATTGAGATAGTAGATTGTCACCAACCTTCAGATAGTATAGAATTAAATGTAGAGGTTGATGAGAGTAGAAATGTAGCAGTTATTCTTACTTCATATGAGCATGACACTTGTATAGCGGATGTAGAAGAGGCTAGTATACGTATTGATAAGTATGGTATTATGAAACTTAGAGATTTTCTAACAGAGGTATTGGATAAGTATGAACATCTATATTGAAGAAGAACATATATTCCAGGGAAGTGTAGTCCCTGAGTCTGTACATGAACGCAGGGCGTTCGATTGTAGTAACTCATACTGTGCTGGCATAAACTGTGAGGACTGTATCCATAGTACAATAGGTTTGAATGTACTTAATAAAGAAGAGTACCTTGAAGGCTTATCTGATGACGAATTTTAGTAAGGTAATGTTGGAGTATCTAGGCGTGACTAGTATAGAGTCTGCTAAGGTGTGGGTTAGTAAGCAGATGTGCAGTACATATCGGGCTGAGAAGTTTGCTTCTGAGTATATCCTAGACATGATGGGTGAACGGAAGTGGCGTACTGAGGATAGTGTTAAGGATTATGTCGATAGCCTTCGTCGTGCTCCATACGTTGGGATGGGAATATGAGTTTACTTAAGAGGGTGTTAGCTGAGTATATAGGTATTACATCTAAGTCTCAGGCATCTATATGGGTACATCATCAGAACTGTTCAGAGATGCAGAAGAGATTATTCTTACAAGAAGTAGACTATGTGTTTGAAGGTGGTGAAGACATATTTGATACTGAGGAAGATGTTAAAGACTACATTGATATGATTAGAGCTGGATTTAATGGAGATTACTAGTGAATAAGTTACTACAAGCGGTTATTAATGAAAGTGAACTGTTTGGTTCGAGAGCCTGGGGAGGTAGTACTGATGACTCAGACTGGGACTACATAACCTCTATGCTATATATTGTAGATATTAGGACACTCTTAAATTCTGACCCTGAAGTTGAAAATATAATTTGTAGTGAGTATGATAACAATGTCCTAGCTAATAAGGAATCAGTTAAGTTTCGATATAGAGGTAAAATTTATAACTTCATATTCTATGAACCTGAGAATCTGTGGATTAGTAAGTCAGTTAACTCTCTAATGTATAAGATAAAAGACGTAGAGGTATTTCACAAACGGGTTAGCAATAATAAAAGTATAAGAATTAAATTTTGTGAGATGTACTTCGATACCCTAAACCCTTTGGATTTAGATGTTAATACGGATACATACCCTTCAGTACCTTGGGGTACACATTGATAGGAAATTACAAATGTCGGATAAAACAAGAAACAATGGTAACTGGACTGAGGCTAGGTACAATAGCTTTATAACTTCAGCTTTACGAAACGCTCATGGTAGATGGGGCCCTAAGGCACAGGCTAAGAAGAATGCTAGAATAAGTCGTGGTATATATCGCTGTAGTGCGTGCGGTGAACTAGGTCCAGCTACTCTACCACCAGACCCAGGAAAGAAGAGACGTAAGAACAATGCAGCAGTCGACCATATTGAACCAGTGGTTGACCCAGCAGTTGGTAAGACAACATGGGATGAATATATCAACAGGATGTTTGTAGAGGTGGAAGGATACCAAGTACTCTGTTACAGTTGTCATAAGAAAAAGACTAATGAAGAGACCAAGGTCGCCGCTGAACGTAGGAGTAAAGAGAAAGATGCCTAGTTATTATGTTGATGGAGGACCAGTAGACGTTGATGAGGTTTTACCTTCGTTAAAGTTCTATACTAATGACGGATTTATCATATGGGATGAAGCCCTAGTTTCTGTTGATGAAGTGGTAGCCTCAGTAGAATTATACTATAGGTTGAAGGAAGAAAATAATGATGAATGAGTATGAGGGTTACAGTCTATTCATAGATGTTGATGATTACAAATTAGCACAGAATAATAGGATGAAGGTCTTAGTCAAGATGATTGAAGGTAATCTAACAGATGAGGGTATGTTATCCACACAAGGCATTGATATAATAGTTGGATATGTTAGAAGCTTCGACGGGATGGTACAAGATAATTTACTAACCAAACTAACTAAAGAGCTGAAGAGAAGGAATCTGTTATGAATACTAGACATCGTTCTGAACGTTCTGTTAGGAGTAAAACTGTTATGGGAGTTGAGCTTCTAATCTATGAAGGGAAGAACAACACAACAATTTATACGACACAAGCTGGTAACATTATATGGGATACAGGGAGTACCTCCGATTCATCAGTAAGAGCTGCCCTATTTGCACATGCAACTAGGTCTAAAGGGGATTTAAAGTGAGTAGGGATATATTAGTAATAGCGGACACACAAGTAACAAAAGACTCTAACCTTGAGCATCTCCGTTCCCTGGCAAGGTACATTATCAAACATCGTCCAGCACACATAGTACACATAGGTGACAATTGGGACTTCGAGAGTTTAAGTTTCTATGCTTCCCCTCTAGAGAGTGAAGGGCGTAGACTAGCTGATGACTTAGCTGCTGGATTTGTAGCACTTAACATCATAACTGATGCAATCAACGAGATGAATGCTAAACAGAAGAAGAAGAAGTACAAGCCTACTTTAAACTTCATTGCTGGAAACCATGAGGAACGTCTGTTCCGTATGGAGGCGAAGAACCCGCACCTATCTGGGCTAGTTGACCTGGTTGGTGGTATTGAAGTATCCGGTTGGACCTTTAACAAATACCTTATGCCATTATGGTTAGATGGTATTGCATTCAATCATTACATGCCTAATCCTGAGAGCGGTAAGCCAATAGGCGGTGGTATTGAGAACAAGCTTAACAAACATCAACACTCTTTCGTACATGGACACCAACAAAAGTATCAGTATGGTAGAAGACAAACTATGAATGGACAGCCTCACTTTGGTGTTTGTGCTGGAGCATTCTATATTAATGATGAAGCTTATCGAGGTGCATATAACACGGAGATTAGGGGATTTGTCCACATGAAGAACTTTACTAATCGGTATGGCTTCAGTGATTATGACGTAGACTTTGTTAGCTTAGAAAGATTGATGGAGAAGTACCATGTATAAATTCGTACTCGTACGTACTGATTGTTGGGTACAATTAAATACGACAGTTCCTAAAGATGCAGAGTAAATGGCAGTCACTAAAGGAAACTGTAACTCATGTAGGGTTAGGTTATATAGCTGCCCTTGCTACTCAGTTTGTTGTCTTTCCAATGTATGGAATGGATGTTACATTCTTTGAGCAGTTACAAATCGGTTGGATATTTACAGCAGTAGCCCTGGCTAGGGTGTTCTTAGTCAGACGGTACTATAATTGGAAGCACAAATGATTAACTGGAGAGTTGTAGGTAAGACACTATATGAGATGGCGCTGCTTGTACTGGCTGATTGGTTAGACAAGCTTGCTAAACTTTCAGATGTGAACTACAGAATAGATATTGAGGGATTGGAATAACTGTAACAACCGATGTAGTACTTTATTTGGTAAAGGATAAATTATGATTGAGACATATGTAGTGGTGATTATAGTACTTATATCAGCGATGATATGGGAAGATATGGATGAACATTAGATTAGTTGACTACACCAGTGATTCTGAGAGGTCAGTAGCACGACATGCTGGTGTATGTTATGGCTCACCAACAGATGATAATAGCTTAGATAGACGTATAAAACACCTGATGAAGGTAAAACACTTAGCAACATTGAGGTTTGCATATGCTACCTTTGAAGTGGATGGTGTTAGCCGTAACTGTACACACCAGCTCGTGAGACACCCTCACATCTCCTATCTCCAAGAATCACAACGTTATGTAAAGACTAGGATTGAGTGGGTTACACCTCCTGATATTGCCTCTAGGCCAGACCTGAATGTAATATTTCAAGATAGTTGCTCTGATGTTTTTCAGCTATACCAACATCTAACGGAGAGTGGCATAAAGAAAGAGGATGCACGATATGTATTACCATCTGCAGCAATCAGTAAGATTATGATGACTGGTAACTTGCAGTCATGGTACGATTTTTTAGTTAACAGAACAGACAGCCATGCACAATGGGAAATAAGAGAGGTTGCTGTTGAGGTTGGTAAGCAGCTCTATGCAGTAGCACCTAATGTATTTAAAGAATTTAAAGGCGAAGAATAGTGGAAGATATATATAATAGGATAGAAGGTGATGCTGATGAGTACTATAGCTTAGACCCCTTCCCTTCAGTACCACAATCTGAATCTAATGAGTCAGACGGTGGTTCATCCTCCTACTACGGGTTTGTAATACCTGGGGTAGGTCTCATGCAAGTAGAAGATATTATACAGTATATGGTAGGAAATGACTTTGACCTGGGGAATGTTATAAAAGCATCTCGACGTATATACATGTATTCGAGAGGGAAGGGAAAGAAAGGAACCAGTGCTGAGTATGACTGGAACAAAATTAAATATACATCCGAGAAACGGTTACGGAGGATACGTGATGGTATACACAGATAAATCAGATGAGGTAACAACACATAGAGGACAACAGGTGGTAGCAGAAACAGAGTTGTTACTGGCTAAACAATATACTAGTGAAGATAGAATTTACTCATACATATCTGCACTTGAAGAGAAGTTTAGCGAGGATAATCCAAGCTCTTGGTATTCGATAGGTAAATACCTCCAGACTAAAAAGGATAATCAATGATTTCAAACAATTTTATAACAGTACCTCGTGATGAATGGGATGAGTTACAAGTTGAACTTCTTAGACTATATGCTATAGAGCGTAGAGTGATTAGTCGAGTAAAGATACCAGATGAAACACTTGACGAGTACATTAATAACCTACCTAAACTAGAGGATAGACTATGGGTTTAAACCACAATGAAATACGCGGTAATGTAGTTGCAAGGCGTACGTATAGCCGCCCATTGAATGAGGAAGGTACTGAGTTTGAGACCTGGCATCAGACTATTACCAGAGTTATTGGCCATCAGAGATGGCTGTGGGAACGTGCTAAGGACGAACCTCTAAATGAAATTGATGAGTCTGAACTTGATGAGCTTAAAGACCTCCTACTATCTAAGAAATCTTCTGTATCCGGTAGAACCCTTTGGCTTGGTGGCACTGAGGTTGCCAAGAAGCGAGAGGCCAGTCAGTTTAATTGCACATTCACTAAGTTAGAAACAGTCAATGATGTGGTTGATATGATATGGCTATTAATGCAAGGTTCTGGAACAGGATTTTTACCTGTCACTGGTGTACTAAATGGATTTTCTAAGAACATAGAAGAGATTGGAACCATTAGTAGTACATTGACAGAGAAGTTATTAGGTGTTGATGAAAACATTGAAATCTTTGAAGATGGTGTATGGACTATAAAAGTAGGTGACTCTGCTGAAGGATGGGCTAAAGCTTTTGGTAAACTAATAGCAGGCAAGTACTCTGCTCGTCAATTAGTATTTGATTTTTCAAACATTAGACCTGCTGGTGAGAGATTAAACGGGTATGGGTGGATTAGTAGTGGTGATTCATCACTAGGAAACGCACTAGTGGCTATCGCCGAGATACTTAATAAGAGGGCAGGACAGCTCCTAACACGTATTGATTTGTTAGACATAGGTAATTGGCTAGGTACTGTATTAAGTAGCCGTAGGAGTGCAGAGATCGCCTTCCACAGGTTCGGAGACCCTGAGTGGGAAGAGTTTGCAGTTGCTAAGAAGGACTGTGCAATTGATAACCCGCAACGGTATCAATCTAACAACTCATTACTGTTCTACCATAAGCCAACTAAGTTGGAGTTGCGTGGTCTATTTGAGATGATGCTTGAATCAGGAGGGAGTGAGCCTGGATTCTTCAATGCTAAGTCAGCAGAAGAGAGGGCGCCTTGGTTTAAAGGTGCCAATCCTTGCGGAGAAATTCTCCTTGGCAATAAAAGTCAATGCAACCTAGTAGAAACTAACCTTACAGCATTCAACAATGATTGGGAAGGACTACTAAAAGCTATCCACCTTATAGGAAGAGCTAACTATAGACAGACCTGTGTTAATCTAAAGGACGGTATACTCCAAGACTCCTGGCACGAACTTAATGAGTTTCTCAGACTGACTGGAGTAGGTGTTACTGGTATCACGGGGTGGGAGTTTAAGGATGATGCAGGTATGTGGCAACTCATTAGAGATAAAGCCCATGAATCTGTTAACTCTATGGCATACGAGCTTGGCTTACCTCGCTCTAAAGCCACTACGACAATTAAACCGAGCGGAACGCTAAGCAAAGTGATGGGGGTTACAGAGGGTATTCATAAACCGCTAGGAAAGTACATCTTCAACAATATTATATTTGCTAAGGCAGACCCATTAGTATCTAAACTGAGAGGAGCTGGTTATGCAATCATGGACAACCCTAGGGATAGTAAATCTTACATCATTACTTTTCCTGTACGCTGGGATAGTGTGGAGTTTGACCGGGTATTGGATAGAGGGAGACAGTTGGACATTAACACGGACACGGCTATTCAACAACTTGATAGATACAAGCTTGTCATGGATAACTATGTTGACCATAATTGTTCTATTACAGTAAGCTATAGTCCCGAAGAAGTACCAGACATTGTCAATTGGCTTGATGAGAACTGGGATACATATGTTGGTGTTAGCTGGCTACTACGTGATGACCCAACTAAGACAGCACAGGACCTAGGTTTCGATTACCTACCACAAGACGTTGTAACAAAGGAGGTATGGGAAGAGTATGCTAGTAGCTTACGAGGTTTTGACTTTGAAGGGACGGAAACTTTTTCAGAAATATCACATGAGACTTGTTCAACAGGTTCATGTCCAATTAAATAGGAGGAAATATGATATTCTGTGAAGCAAGAAGATTATTACTAGAAGGTAGGATGGTAAGACGTGATGGGTGGGCAGGTAAAGATGTATACCTGTTTATGGTAGAGAGTACGGAGTGGGAGTTTACTACTGACATTGAGGACCATCAAATTAATGAAGCCAGGACTACTGGATTTATAGCCATGCGAACCTCTCTAAATGAAGTTGCTCCTTGGAATCCTAATCAGAATGATATAATGTCATCCGATTGGTTGGAATACTTTCCATGAAAATTGAAGTAGGCGATGAAGTTACCTTCGATAGGGGAGGGCAAAGGATAGTAGGTGTTGTTCGGTTTGTTAATAAGAGTTTCTTGTTAGTTTATTCTGAACAACTCAACCAGAGTAACCATGAAGTCGTTGTTGAAATTGAGAATGATAAAGTAAGGGTAGGTACGTGATATGATTGGTTATAAGATAGGTACAGTAATAAACTCCATCGCTGAGAGGTTTAATGAGATAATCACAGTGGTGTTCCTGGATAAAGGTAAAGGTGAAATCTCAGTTGATGGAGTGAACCCTTCTTTGGTATACTCATTCTTAGACTCTATTAATTTTGGGGAGTATGAGATTGTTCAACTTAAAGACTTTGTATACATTGACACTAACAGTGAAGTTGAAATCAGAAGTGCTATTGAAAAGGAAAATGAGACAGGTTAGTTAGTAGTTATCACTATGAATTAGATAAATAATTGACTTAAGTAATATAGTAGGAAAATAGAATGATTATAACAGGTAGTAATGGTAAAGGGTATTACATAGATTTAATGTCCGCTTTCTTAAACACAATTGGTTTTGTTGCATTAGTGACATCAATATGGGATGGAACATTAGCATTGATTGTAGGTATGCTCATCTTCATCTATGATGCAATGATACACCCTTACCCGGTGATTACTGAGTTAGAGGATGTAGATGATGATGACGATTGGGGTGATGATGATATGGATACTGTATGAAGTTCGGTAGGCGAATGTAGTACTTTATGTAATAGTTAGAAACAAATAAGGGGAGGCCAGCGCAATGCTAGCTTCCCCCTTTCTTTTGTCTACCACCTAGCCTTCTCAGGTCGGGTATCTAAATGAGTGAACGAATCATAAAAACCTAATCCGTACCTATCAGAGTGTACCTTATCTAAATATGAATAGACCTCAATAGGTGCAACATCCTTCACCCTGATGTCAACAGCCCTACCTGTCAAATGCTTAGAACGACTAGCACCTCCAATAACTGCGTTATGTTTAGAACACCTAGCAGCACTTAGGATATAAACTGGACTATCAAACCGTTCACGTACAGCGGTAATTACGTTCAATGTCTCTGCATCAATCACATCAAAACCACATCCGCATTTACAACTTACCTCTTCCCTAGTGAAGTATCTATTAATCTTTCCCATTAGTCTCTCCCATCAAGCTTCTTACGTAAGTCACGTACACGTCTACTAATAGCAGATTGTGATATACGCTCGCTGATAGCTACCTGTCTATTAAACTCCCTGATAGCTAACCTAGCTTCCCTTCTGTCTTCTTTATCACCACTAATAAGAGCCATAGCGATACCTCGCATAAGTTTCTTCTTCTTATCCCCAGTAGTCCGTTCTATACGCTTCTCCATCCAATACTTAGATGAGTGTCTAGAGTACTCAAGCGAAGTGAAGCCCATCATCCTAGCAACAGCATCCTTAGAATCAAAGTCCTTTTCCATAAGAGTGTCATAAGCATTATGAGCTGTACCTTCAGTTCCCCATCTAACAGCCTTAGAAGTACTGGCATATATAGATGGCATGAATTTTTCCATCCCTTGATGAAACTTACCTTCTGACATTAGCTGAATACCATCAGGTACTGAGCCAATACGGCTACCAACAGGTCCAATTATCGAAGCCAAAACTTCATCAGCCCACTGCTTAGGTGTACCACCACCATCAG